ATTGAGAGGAGGTGACGAATGAAGTAGTACCAGCGAAAGCTGTTGACGCTTTGATCTGTGTACCCCGCCCGGTCTTTCGTATACCCGGCCGGGCGGGGAGTTTTTGAGGAAGGATGTGAGTGATGGCGAAGTATCGAAAGAAACCAGTTGTGATTGAGGCGATTCAGTACACCGGCAAGAACATGACCGACGTGTTGGCGTGGTCAGGACTGCCGGAAATCACCGAGCATTTCGGCGGCGGACTCGACATTGTAACGCTTGAAGGAACGATGCGAGCCGACAAGGGCGACTGGATCATCCGTGGCGTGAATGGTGAGCTATATCCATGCAAGCCCGACATCTTCGATGCGACTTATGAACCCGTAGGAGATTGACCAATGGCGAAAACAATCACAAGACGACTGACCCTAACCGAACTTGCGCGACGCGCGACCCTGCTATCTCTGTACCGATTCACTGACGGCCAAGAACTCAACATCGCGCAGATGCGCAACGCGCTGGCGTGCCTGATGGAAGTGCAAGGCGAGTTTTTGCGGCAGTTCGCAACCGGCGACCCGATCTACAAGACCTGGACCCGCAAGTATTGGGAGCAGTGCGAGGCGAAGGCCGCGAAGGCGAAGCGGGGAAAGTGATGAAGACAGCGACGAATGAGAAGCCGATCCTGTTCACCGTGCCGATGGTCCGTGCGATCCTCGACGGCAGCAAGACGCAGACGCGCAGGCCGGTGAAGCCGCAGCCGAGCGCAGAAGAATACTACGAACACATCGACTGCGAATGGTATCACCCGATTGTGCTTGACCGTCACGGCGAGGCGAGCCCCGGCGAAAAGGTTTTCGGGTTCGCCAACGAGGATCGCGGATGGAAGGCCCCCTACCAGCCCGGCGACGTGCTTTGGGTGAGGGAGAAACACAGGCTCGTATGGGATGGTTCGCTCAGCGATGAGATGATCGAATACGCGGCTGGCGGGGAGTTAATTTCTCTCGACTCTTTTGAGCACGGCATTAGTGGACTCGTGGCGGCAACTCTCTATGGCGATGAGCATGCGTGCTTGTCAATGAAGGAGTGCGGCAAATACTCAAATACTTGGCCGTGGCGTCCCTCCATCCACATGAAGCGTTGGATGGCTCGCCTGTTCCTCGAAGTGACGGACGTGCGGGTGCAGAGGATTCAGGACATCAGCCGCGAAGATTGTCATGCCGAGGGCCTGGACGAAGAGCAATTAGACGGCGGAAGCCACTGCATAGACGGCATGAAAGCGTGGCATGTCTGGATGATGGACTTGTGGGAAAGACAATACCCCGGCTCGTGGCAGCGGAATGACTGGTGCTGGTGCTACACGTTCAAGCGGGGCAAGTGACCATATTCCCGATGGCAGGAAAAAGGTGGTTCATGGATGACAGACGAGACATTGCCGCCAAATCTCCGCTGCGGGGATTGAGGGGTGATAGATGATTATCAACACAGACCGCATCGAGGACTATCGGAAGTTCCTGCGAATCAAGCAGCTTCCTGTTTATCGGTTCCGGGGTTGCGTGGCCGAATATCCGCAGGAATACGAGAACATCGTCAACGGCAAAAAGGCCCGGCGCAAGGCGACGGCAGACGGAACCCTGTCGCCGTTCCTATTCGATTACCAGCGGGCCATTGTGGACATCGCTCTGAGGAAGCAGAAATTCTGCGTCTTTGCGGATTGCGGATTGGGCAAGACCCTTATTTTTCTGGAGTACGTTCGGCGGGTTCTCGATTCGCTTCCGCAAGACCAATGCGCCTTGATTGTTTCACCACTCATGGTGGTCAATCAAACCGTGGCCGAGTGCGAGAAGTTCTACGGCGATTCGTTGAAACTCTACCGCGTGGCGTCAAACGAAATCAATCACTTCCTGGCGGCGATTGACGGCCCTCGCGTCGGCATTACCAACTTCGAGGCGTTCTCCAGAGACGTGGATCAAGGGAGGCTCGGCTGCCTAGTGGTCGATGAATCGTCGATGCTGAAATCTCATTATGGCAAGTGGGGCACGTCCATTGTGCGGCTCGGCAGAGGCATCAACTGGAAGCTGGCGTTGACCGGAACGCCAGCGCCGAACGACCGTATCGAGTACGCGAATCACGGCGTGCTGATGGACGCCTACCCCACAGTCAATTCTTTCCTGGCCAAGTATTTCGTGAACCGCGGCGAGACTTCCGAGCGATGGGAATTGAAGCCCCACGCCCTCGACAATTTCTACCGCGATATCTCGCACTGGTGCATATTCCTTACTGACCCTCGCACCTATGGCTGGCATGACAATGTAGAACAATTGCCGCCGATCAATGTTCACATTCACGAAGTTCCAATGACGGACGAGCAGACCGAGATTGCGCAGGACAAGACGGGCGATCTGTTTGTAACGAAGCTGGGAGGCATTTCGTCGCGGTCTAAGCTGGCGACGATATCAAAGGGATTCTCTGGCAAGGAGCGGATTGAGTCGCGGAAGCCGAACTACATCCGCAAGCTAGTTGAATCCTGGCCGGACGAATCGACAATCATCTGGTGCCTTTACAACGAGGAACAGGCGATCCTTGAAGAATGTATGCCGTTCGCGGAGAGCATCACCGGCGACACGCCGCTGGCGGAGCGGGAAGGGATCATCGCGGACTTCAAGGCCGGACGATGCAAGGTGCTTATCACTAAGCCGAAGATTCTCGGATTTGGTTTGAATCTTCAGATTGCAACGCGACAGATATTCAGCGGGCTTCAGGACTCGTATGAGTCGTATTACCAAGCGGTCAAGAGGTCGAACCGCTATGGGGCAAAGCGACCATTGAACATCCACATTCCAGTAACGGATATCGAGCGGCCGATGATCGAGACCGTGCTGAGCAAGGCCCGCAGGGTTCAAAAGGACGCAGAGGAACAAGAAAGGATATTCAAAAATGCTGCCCCAAATTGGCGATGACGGGTGGGCGATCCACCACGGCGATTGCATCGAACACATGGCCGAACTCGATGACGCGGTATTTGATATGGCTGTGTTCTCGCCGCCGTTCCCGGCGTTGTACGCCTACACATCGGAAGCCGGCGACATCGGCAACAGTGACGACTTGAAATCAGAAACCAAGCTGCATCTGGGATTCTTCTACCATCAGCTTTCGCGGGTTTTGAAGCCGGGCCGAGTGGCCGTAGTTCACGTTGCACAGATACCACGAATGAAGCGGGCTGGCGGCGTCGGACTGTTCGACTTTCGCGGGCTGAATATCCGCATCGGAGAGCGGGCCGGGCTGGTTTACGAATACGATTGGCTGGTGCGCAAGAACCCGCAGGCTCAGGCCATCCGAACGAAGTCGCGGGAGCTTCAGTTCTCCGGGCTGGAGAGCGACCGGGCCAAGACGCGGGGAACGCTTGGCGATTACCTCATCAAGTTCCGGGCACCCGGAGAAAACGAAACGGCGATAGACACGAAGGGCCAAGTTACCCGCAACGAGTGGATTGACTGGGCGGAATGTGCATGGATGGATATCAAGGAAACAAACACGCTGAACGTCAGGGGCACGAAGGGCGAGAACGACACCAAGCACATCTGCCCGCTCCAGTTGGACGTAATTAAGCGGTGCATCAAGCTGTTCAGCAATCCCGGCGAGATTGTGTTTTCTCCGTTCACTGGAATCGGAAGCGAGGGCTATGTTGCTATCCAACTTGGCCGCAGGTTCTACGGGTGCGAGTTGAAACAGGAATACCTTGACGCCGCGAGAGACAACATTGGAAGCGCAGAGACGCTTGGCTGCGACGGCCAAGCGGTTTTGTTCGCAACAGCATGAAGCCGAGCAATGGGACGCACTATTTCAAGGAGCAAGCAATGTCTGAAGTTGTAGCCGAAGTCGTGGAGGAGAAGGTGCCGAAGATCAGGTGGCCGGAGCGGGTGCTAATTATCCATGATCTCGGAGATTTCAAGGCCCATACACACGCACCGGACGTTGACATGATGGCCAAGTGGGCACGAGACGGCGGCATCCCCTTTCAAATCCTCCGCGTCCGCCCGCCGAGCCAGCCGAAGAAGCAGTGGGTGAGTATTGAGTGGTCGAAGGTCAAGGTGTCGCTCGCAACACTGGGCGACCGAGAACTGAGTTTTGCGTGGCCTGAAATTGTGTCGGCCATCGAACGCCACGCCCGCATCGTCGATGAGGAGTGATATGTTCTCGACACCAACACGCCTGCTATCACTGATTGCATCCAAGCCCGGCATGTCCGGGCGATGGATTGCGGAGAACTACGGCCGTTGGGTGGGTGAGCCGAGTACGCACATCTTGACGGCAGCATTGAAACGCGCGGGCCTCATTCGCGGTGTACGCGACAAGAACGCCCGTCGCACACTCTGGTATCCAACTGACAAAGGCGCAAAGATGTTTGGACAGAAGAATCCGATGGGGCTTCGCATCGTCGATGAGGAGGTGCAACCGTGACCGACACCGCGAACAACGACAGGCCGAGCGAGACGCCGAAGCCGCCGGAAGGGTACGAGACGTGGCTGGACTTTGCACTTGACTGTGCGCTCGGCTCGTTAGGCCAGCAAGCCGCTCGCGCCGAACTCTCCGCTCTCCGCGCCAAAGCGGCGGCGTATGACGAGGCGATGGCGAAGATCGCCGATGTTCTCGCCCATTGGGACAGCACGGCAGACGAGAAGATGTATTTGGCACTGAAGGATTATGTCAGGGATGAGCGAGACTCCGGCAGGTTCAAGCCATAACCCTCATCGGCCTGATCCTGCTGCTGAAGTGCTGGTTGTGCGGCGTGTGTTTTGGTTCGAGTAACTTTTGAAAGGAATGAATGATGCAGACGCACGATGATTTTGATGCTTACCAGAAAATGGCAGGCAAGCAATTTGACATGGATCGTTTGAAAGACCGCGCCGACAAGATGGCACGCGAAGGCTTGTCACAGATCACGGCGGGAAAGCGGGGTGAGCAGGCTATCGCCAAATATGACGCGAAGGGCGTTCACGTTGTCAAGATGCCGGACGACGAGCAGGGCATCTTACGAATATCAATCGGCGGGGGCGTTCCAATGGTGAACGTGAACTACTGCACCTATCGCGGCGACAAGCAGCGGTGCATTGAGATGATCGAGAAGGCGTTGGAGGCACTGAAGGCCGGGAGCGCGGAGTAGTGAGGATGAAGATTATTTGTATAGACTTCGACGGTGTTCTGCATTCGTACACGAGCGGTTGGAAAGGGCCGAGAAAAATCCCTGATCCCCCGGTCCCTGGTGCAATCGAGTGGCTCATGCGGATTGCCGGGACACCGGATAGTGTTTCGTGCTTTGTTAGTAATGAGTTTCAGGCGTGCATCTATTCGAGCCGCTCAAAGAGTTGGGGCGGACGGCGGGCGATGAAAAAGTGGCTTCTTAAGCATGGGCTAGATGCCCGTTGGCTGGAGATCATCAAATTTCCCGTGAAGAAGCCAGCGGCGTATCTGACCATAGACGATCGAGCGATATGTTTTGACGGGATCTTTCCATCTGAGGAATCCATGAGGTCTTTTAAGCCGTGGAACAAGAGATAGGGCCGGAGAGTTTCGGAGGCGTGTGTTTTGGGGCGTGACGAGAGAGGAGACTGACGATGAAGTGCATCAGCCTATGGCAGCCGTGGGCGTCGCTGATGATGATCGGCGCGAAGAAAGTTGAAACGCGCGGATGGTCCACCAACTATCGCGGGCCGCTGGCAATCCACGCTGCCAAGCATCGGGACAAGGACTGCGAGGCTTACATGGGGCATCCAGATTTTCGGGAAGCTTTCTGGAATGTCATATTCGACAAGCCATCCGCATACGAAGAGCTTCCCTTTGGGTGCATCATTGCTGTGGTGCAATTGATCGGCATGCGACGCACCAATGAAGCGGCACGCGACATCTCTGAAAAGGAGTGGGAGTTTGGAGATTACTCGCCCGGCAGGTGGGCGTGGTTCACTGATAGGGCCGTGATGCTCAATGGCGCGATTCCATTCAAGGCGCGACAGGGACTTTTCGACTTGCCGCCGGACATTGAGGCGCAGGTGCGGTCGAGAATGAAATAACAGGAGACTGACGATGGCGAATGAACTCATGGTCGAGAAAACGGCGTGGATATCGGAGTGTCAGCGTTATCGCCATGCGCTGGGCCGTCATTGGGATCGTGCAAAAGGGTTCGCGCTGTTCATCGGACTCAACCCATCAACTGCGGACGCGAGCCAAGACGACCCAACGATCAGGCGGTGCATCAGGTTCGCACGAGATTGGGGTTACGGCGGGCTAGAGATGTGCAACCTATTCGACTGGCGGGCAACCGACCCAAAGAAGCTTCCGAGATCGGGGTTTGCCGTCAGCGAATGGAACGATCCTACGCTTGCGTGCCGGGCACTGGACGCGCAAATCGTCATTGCGGCGTGGGGAAATGTCCCGTGGGCCGACAAGAGGATTGAAGAAGTATTTCGTAGAGCATTCAACGAAGAAAAGAGATGGCATTGTCTCGGACGCACTAAGCACGGATACCCGAGACATCCACTATACATCGCGGCATCGAAGATGCCAGAATTGTTTTGGTAGGAGTAACTGACGATGGCGAATGAAAAGATCGACGTGAAGGCGGAGGCGGAAGAAATCGAGCTAGAGGTTCGCGCCGAGATGCGCACTGACACCATTCAAGCATGGATTGTTCAGCGAATCGAATCCCTCGCGTCCCGCGTCCGCGCCGAGGCGAAGCGCGAGCAGATTGAGAGGGATTGTGCTGCGGTGTGCGATGCGTGTGACCTTCAAACTCCGGGCGTGTCTCATTCGGTGTGGTGTGATCGTATCCGCCAAGCCTTCGCCGAGACGGGCAACTGTTCGGAATTGCCGGATAGTTCGACGAAAGCCATGCGTGAATGCAACCACTGCGACAAGCAAACGCGGGCCGATAAGTGGGGCGGAAACGTGTGCCCGATGTGCGGCGAGATTAACACGAAGTCGGGACCCGACACCCTCCGCCAGTTCGTCGATGCGGCAGTCGAGTTGGCTGACAGTAATGGGTGTGACTTTCGCGGAGAGATAGAAGACTGCAAATGTTCCCCCTGCACCATCCTCCGCCTCGCCCCGCAGTTCAGGGAGAAGAAATGACGCGAGCCAAGCTAAATCCGCCCGCGTGTAAGCACGAAAAAACCCACTGGAGATATTCCCCATATGAGAATCCGAACGTCGGCCCAACGATTGAAGTCTGTGACAATTGCGGAGTTAGCCGGTCGCATTGGGAACAGGGCGAATCGCCGTGGATTTATGTGGATGTGTCAGACTTCAAGAAAGCGGAGCCCAAGCCATGACCCCCGAGCAGCGGAAAGCGGAGATTGAGAGGCTGAGGCTCCTGCCGTGCCCCTTCTGTGGAGGCCAGGGAATGTTCTGTGAGGAGGGCGGCGGAGAGTTTATTGAGTGCGACAGGTGTATGTGTTCGTCAAAGATGATGTTCCCAGAAATGGACGAAGTAAAGGGGCTGCTTGCTGAAGCATGGAACACACGAGGCGGAAAACTCGCCGCCCTCGAAGCGGAGGTGCAAGATGAAGCTGCCGGATAAATGCTGCGGAACGTGCAGGCACTTTGAGTCGTTCGAGTCTCCAAGCAAGTTCGGGCGGTGCAATCACCTGACGACAATACGCATTGATGTGATAGAGGTTCTCCCATCGTCGGTCATCGTGTCGGATATGCACTGCGACGAAGGCACCGACTGCCCCTGCCACGAACCGAAGGAGAAGCAAGATGGCGAAGCGTAAGGCGTGGACGGCCGGAGAATTACAGGGCCGCGTTGCGTGCTTAGAGCGGGCAATAGAGAGGTTTGGGAGACAACATCCAGCGTATCCTGCGATGCGCACGCTATTGACGCGGCGACGAAGGCAGCTTGAGAAAGCGAGGAAGAAGTGATACTCGACTGTTTTGCCGTGATGGTCAGCATTTACGCGACACGCGACTTATTGATAAGCGGCAACAAGGTATGCGGACTGTCCGCTGCGGCGGTAGCGGTACTAATGCTGTTCCGAATCGTAAGAAGGGCGGATGTAAAATGCTGACCCCCGAACAACTCGACGCGATTGAAAGGACATGACGATGGCAACCTACTCAAAACGACTGAGCGACGAGCGGCTGGCGGAGATTAGAGAGCGGGCCGAGAAGGCAACGAAGGGGCCGTGGCATCACCACATCACCGGGACGCACGACGATCCAGACTACTCGATTACACAAACCAACCACGTTACCAGGGACGTGTGGACGATTCCGCACAAGCTGGATGACATTCCGTTCATAGCCCACGCTCGTCAGGACATCCCCGACCTCCTCGCCGAGATCGAGCGGCTGAAGCTCGCACTGGAACTCAAATAGCCACCGCCGCTGCGTAGGCGGCACCGCCCCCGTCCACATAGCCGTGGCCGGGGGTTTTTTGTTTGAAGAATGTATCGGTGAGTGGTAGATTGATAGATGGAAACGACCCTCCCGCTGAACTGGCTCCGTCTGGTGCGCGTGCCGTGGAATCCGGCTAGGCGACGGGTCGAATGGGCCAAGTCGTGAAGCCGCTAGCAGCTTCACGGATGGAGCAGCGCGGCCCTGCCGGTGGCGACAGGGACTGGAAACAGTGTCGCGTGGTAAGAGCCCTCAATCGCTACCAGTGTTTTACGTCTCCCCGGCGCATGCCGGTTGGGCAGCCCTTGCGGCTGCCTTTTTTTATGCCTACCCGACCCCTAATCTTGTGTTTTTTTCCTTGCGGACCACCATATCTAGTGCTAGGCTAACAAAGATGCAGGAATCTAGGTGTTTTTATAGGGGCCGCAGGAGTGTCAGAAGCACACATTGAGGCCCAATTGGCCACGCTGGTACAGGAAGTTCGTTCGATGGACGGCAAGGTCAATCGAGTTCTCGCCTGTGTCGATGGCGACCGGGAGGAGCCGGGCTTGCGCATCCGCGTTGACCGACTGGAGCAAACGGAATCGACCAGAAAATGGGCCATTCGCGCGATTGCGAGCGGCCTTTTTGCTTTGCTTGTGAAGCAGGCGCACCAAATCTTTACCGGGAGACCATGACCATGAAAACCATCATCGCCGCCGTCGTCATTATCGCCGCCTGTGCCGGCTGCAACCTGTTCAATCAGCACGCCCAGATGATGGACACCATGCGGGGCGCCATCACCGAATCGTCCCGCAGGCTTGGCGACTCGTCGGTCGGCCAGTACGCGGCCGGGGCTCAGGTCATCGACCCCGGGATCGTCATCGAAGCGGGCCTAAAATACTTCGCATCGGCCAGATACGCAGGTGTGGCCGGCCAGATTACCGCCTCGGCTCAGGGCCAGCTTGACCGCCAGCTCCCGCCCGAGGTTATCGCCGAACTCGGAATCATCTATCGCAATACGTCGTGGTCGAGCGAACAGAAGCTAAACGCTGTCCGCGAACTTCTGGCCAAGTGGGTGACGGATCAGGCCGTCAAGGAAGATGCGGTCCAGCCCGTCGAGTGACGCTATGTATCCGTGCCACGTCTGCGGGCGGCTGGTAGCGGGCCTTGATTACCACTCATGGTGCGAGGCCGCAGCTTCCGCAGTCAGGGATGGAAGGGCTGTATGGGTTGCCGACAAGGCCCGCCTATCTGGCCGCAAGCACGCCAACGGAAAGCCGCTGCGATGGGGCTTTTGGGAGATGAATAACGTCGTTTGCGAGGTCAAGGAAGTTGGCGTGAAGATGAGGCCGCAGCACTTGGCGTGGAAAGAGGCGTCGCCGTGGCAGGAAAACGCAATCCGAGCCTATGAGGATTGCAGGTGCGTGTGAGATGCAAGGCGACGACTGGAACGACCGCTTATCTATCGCCCAGCGGAAGGCCATCGACAACGCCTTACGGGTTCGGAGGAAACGCATGGGATTCTTTCGCCGCATGTCGGTTGACTATCCGTGGGCCGTGCTGTTTTTCGGGCTGCTGGCTATTGCTACGGCCTTTTCTGCCGTTGTGAGATATGAACTGGTCGAGACGGTTCTAACGTGGGTGGAGTCGTGAAGCCATGAACCCGCAGCGTGTGCTAATCGCCGCATTGCGGAGGATCAGCCCTCTACGAACGCGCTGTGGATTCTCGGCTTCTTCCCACTCCAGCGGGCGGCGGGTCGGTCCTCCTAACGGCTCGCCGCCCGACCCCTTAGGGCAGGACGTTGAATGAATCCACGCACCCCAAAACAGACTTCGCAGGCCCGCCGATGGGCTACGATTTCGGCGTTGGCTTTGCTCTGCGTCGTCAGTCTTGGCGGGTGTGCTTCGTCGAACCCGCAGATCGAGACCTCGAAGCAGCAAGGCGACAACTCAACGGCAGCAGATCAGACGACAACCCAAAGCGGGTTTCTGAACTTCGCAAAATCCACGCAGGCGGTCGGCCTCGCAGGCGGGTCGCTGCTGACCGTGATTGTGCTGTTGATGACGCTGAATTACCGCGTCCTGATGAAGATGATTCCGCTTGTGAATGCGGATGACCATAGCGGACGAGAGGATGATCGCGTTGACCACAATAAATCTGTGACGACAGAAGATGGCACTAAGTGGGTGCCTTTGAAGGTCGAAAAGTAGGCAATGTAGGTGGCGCATGGTGTATGTGACAGATTTCCACATCAGCGATGAAGGCCAACTCTATATAAGTGGGTACTTTGGTCCGCCGTGGGATTACGGCATTGCCAAATGGAGCGGCACGAATTGGGTGCCGCTGAAACTGTTTGACGACGCGGGCTAACCCCCCGCACAGACAACCTAAGCGAGGCAGCGTTGACGGACTAATTACCCGGCAACGTCGCGGCCGCAATCGAAAGGCATTTGGGTGCCCAAACACCCGTGTGCCTTTTTTGTTGCGCCGCAGCCTCGCAGGGAGATAGATAGATGGCTTGGTATCCCAAACCCGCAACCGGCACGAGCGTTCGGAACAAGTCGTGCCCCTATCGCAACGACACACTTGCGACCGGCCTCGCCATGGACGAGGGCACCGGAACGGCCCTCACTGATTTGGGCAAGCAGACGAGCGCCCCCTACAACGCGATCACAATGGTGAACACACCGACATGGGGCACCGAGACTGGTATCGGAGATTGTCTGGTCTTTGCCTCTGGGGCCTCGCAGCGAATTGATCTTTTTGCGGCTAGCGGGAGCAACATATCACTCCCCCGATGGACGATTGCGTTTTGGATCAAGCCTGAATCGACGACGGCCACGGCCCGAAACTGGCTTTCTTCTGGAACGGCAACCGGGACAGAGGGGCAGCTTCGAATTATTCGGAATGCATCAACCGGAGTTGTGACGGCGTTTCACTACTCTACGGCATCGACACCGCAATGGTCCTTTTCTGGAATATCCGCCTCTGCAATCTATTACGTCGTTGTGAGCGGAGGCGAGCAGGGCTTTAGTGTCCGCCTGTTCGGCGCTTCGGGCGAGATAGTCGGAACACCGACGAACAATCCGCAAAACGACACAGCCCCACTTGTCATTCTCGACGGGCAGACACTCAGCCTACTGTCAAACGGCGGCGTCGGCGTGGCCTCGACATACGAATACGGGCGACTGTTCGGATACCAGCGATGGTACTGGCAACTCAGTAACAGAGAGATCGAGCAGCTTGCCGTCGATCCCGCCGTTTGGAGCCGGCCGATTCCGACCGCACTGACCGACCTGAATAACTGCATGGTCGGGCGGGTGACGACGACAGCAGCCTACTTCGGCGGACTGGTGACAGCGCCGGGCCTGAGCGGGACATGCTACATGCGCGTTCAAGCGGCTGCGTCATTAGACACAATGATATCCTCTCCAGATGTCGTTAATAACGTCAACACGTCAACCGCAGCAGCCACACTCGGCATGGCACTGTCCGACATCGGCAACGGCCGCTATTGGGTTTGTTCTGTTTCGTCGGACGGTACGACCTACCGCCCGCTTCCCGGCGGAATGGGCCACTTCTCCAAGTTCCCTGCCACTGGAACAAACTTCAAGTGGGGAAAGCTCACCGACGACCATTTCAACGACAACGCCAAGAGCGGCGGCTACTTCACCGACGCGACTGGCCCGAACCTTCGGTACTCCTACGCGGTTGAGGATGTTTTCCAAAGCGACCTGACCTTCTTACTGCTCGGCGGCGATATGTCGTACCGAGATGCATTGGGAGACGACTACGAAGGATGGGTTGCGTGGCGCAACTTCATCAACCCAATGACGCAGACCTGTTGCTGTTTCCTTCAGATTGGAAACCATGACGGAGAAGGCGGGTATCTTCAGCAGAGTGCAGAGTCGTCCACGGCCGGGAACCAGCGGCAATCGACGATCCTACGCAAGAAGTTCTGGGTCAATCCGAAGAACGACACATATCCACTCGGCGGGGAGAACGACACGGAATATCTCGACGAGGGGGGTAGTGATTGGGTTCCCGCGTTGGACGGCACCTTCGACGCAACCTACCGCACCAACCAGATCGGCGACGGAACTGACGGCAATGGCCCGCCGCTTGAAAACTACTACGTCGTGTCGTGCGGCGACCTTGATCTTTTTGTGGGAGACCTCGAGCGCGCGTCAAGCGTTGGAATTACTCTGGAAGTAACGGTTTCTCCGCCGTGGGAATTTGGCACCAAACAAAAGGCTTTTTTTGAAGCCGCCGCCGCCGCGTCCACTGCGGTCAACAAGATGTTCTCTGTCCACAAGACGCCTGGAGGAGTTCGGTCGCAGGCCACAGCTACGCGGTGGTATGGGCGCGATACAGGCGGGCAGGTTGGGCGAGGACGCCTCATTTCAACTGGAATTAACTACACGGCCTTTGAGCGGGCCAATCTTGGCTCGTTTGAGCCCGGGGAAGGTATCCCCGAAGAATTATGGCTACATGATTTTTTGCGAACGTACGGCTTCCGTGGCCGCGTCAAAGGCCATGACCACAAGTGGACCCACTATCGAAAGCAGACGGTCAATTACATCAATGCCCCGACTCCGCAAGACGAGAATCATTTTAACACAACAGACGACCAGATTGATGTGTTTGGAAATTACCGGGTTGATTACAGTGACAGGGCTGGAGATGGGTACTTAGCGGGACGTCCGGGGTACGGATACCTGGTATTTTCAGTAACACCGACCGGGATGGGCTACTTCTACCGCAAGACTTTTGTGAACACTGGCCACGGCGTTGACACAAAGGACAATACAGGAACGCAATTCCGCGACCTCGGCCCACTTCTTACCGGAACTGACGGCGCAATCACGCTCGACGAAGCCCCGCGAATGGTCCTCTGTGTCGCCGCCGAAGCCGACGGTTACTGGGACGCAACGACGGTTGCCAATATCGAGACATCGTTCGCCACCTACAATCGATATACCGAGCCGCACACAGGCGCAGGCGCATCAGCCTTCGACGAGCCCTACGCAACCGGCGCAATCGTCTATGACGACACGGGCCTCGCCGCAGGCTCGCAATCCATCTACGTCGAATACGCCCCGCGAAGCATCGGGCTGAACGGGACGGCTACGCCGATTCCTTTGAACAAGGCAAGCAGCACACGACCAAGACGCGCCCTGCTGGGCGTAGGGAGATAGTAATGAATCCGATACCGCAATCTGCGCAGCGATGGCAAGCCAACATTGAAATCAGCGATGCGAACGCCACGACGATCAAGGCGCTGAATGTCGCACCAACCGGCTCGCGTATAGCCCTGACCCACCTGCATCTAGTGAACACCGACGAATCAACCCGCTGTGACGTTGATATCCTCAGTCGCGGGGGCGGCGATACCGTCATTGGAACAACCGCCTGTGGTTTCGGCGATGCTGGGGCGGACATCGACATGAGCGGCGACTCAGCCTTATGGACGGTCGACGGCGAGGCGCTGGGCCTCCAACTGTCGGCGGCGGTTGCTGTTCGGGGCTTTGCAACAGGGTATATTTGGTGAGCAGCCTCCTACTAAATCCAGTTGCATCCGGGTTCGGGCACGTCACCTTCGACGGCGTAGCGACCTATTCGCGCGTCACGACCGCCCCGATCTCGCTCAAGCAGACCATCGCCGGGACCAACGAGAAGGCAACGTTCGCTTCGTTCGATCTATCGACACTGCCCGTCGGCTGCGTGGTCAAGAAGGTGGAACTACTCGGCTCGTTCACAGCCTTCCCGGTGTCCGGGGAGATCAGTGTTCTGACGGTCCTTGTCTCGGATGCACTCTCCGAGAGCGATGCAGCCATTTACGCGGCCATCGCATCGGGAACAGTCATGTCAACCAACGCAGCGGCCATTGGAGCCTTTACCCGGAACCTGGGCGCGACCGGCGTCTCGTCAGTGCAATCACGGTTCGAGTCCGGAGACCCATTCAATGTCGGCTTCCGGTTCTCTGCCAGCGGGAACTACGAACTGACCGTAGGTGTCATCCCGCAACTGCGGATCACCTACGACCCACCAACCACCGGCAACACTCCAGCCGACGAATCTCTCACGGTCGCCCAGCATTCGAGCGGCACGCTCACTTGGCCCATCTATGACTTTGACGGCAACGCCAGGGACTTGACCGGAGAGGCACTGCGACTGCTCGTGTTCGATCCGCGCACCAACGCCGTCAAGGTCAGTAAGGACACCGACGCGGGGCTGGCCATCGCAACCAGCACGGTGTCTGTCACCTACGACGAGGACGATAGCGATACGGCCAACACCTATCGCTACTGCTTGTGGATCATCGGTGACAGCGACGAGCTAATCAGGCAAGGCTATTGGACGTTTAGCCCCACACTCAAGACGGAGCCCGCCTGATGCCCCTGCGCCCATCCATGCCATGCAGCTACCCCGGATGCCCGGACACCACGCATCGTCGCTACTGCGAGAAGCACATACCCAAGCGCGATGCCGAGCCTGAGCCACGCATGACCGAGGCGTATGCACAGGCCCGCCAGTTCCGCTCATCCAAGCAATGGCAACAGGCTAGGGCGCGGCACCTAAGCATGCATCCCCTGTGTCGTGACCCGCTCGGTCAGCATGGGATACCTGTCATCGCTACCGAGGTACACCACATAGAGCCGGTAGCCAAGCGGTACGACCTGCGCCTAACAGAGGGCAACCTGGCCTCACTGTGCGAGACGTGTCACTTGATGATTGAAGCGAAGTCGCGCAACGGACAGGATGTGCGCAGCCTGTTCGGCAGTGACATGAATGCGGCACTTACAAGCGTTTGACGAGAATGACAAATAAGGACTTACAGGCGAATAGGGGTATCCCCCTACGATCTCTAAGTCCTTTTGTCCTAGACCGCGACCCGGCCCATCGCTCGCGCGACCGCGAAATGGCGCGGTCAGGGGGCCTATAGAAAAGGAATCGCGGATTCTAACCCGTGATGGCATGGAAATTGAGATGGCTGGACGCAAGCCCAAACCAACTGAACTGAAGCGCCGGACGGGAAACCCTGGCAAGCGCGCGCTCCCCGAGAACGAACCGGAGCCGACACCGGGAATGCCCGCGCCGCCCGATGACATCGCCAATGATGTCCGCGCAATTTGGGATCGGGTGACGCCCGAGCTTTTCAAGATGGGCGTACTGGCCAAAGTTCACCGCGAGATTGTCGCGTCTTACTGCCGCGCGGTCGCTGAAGAGGAGTGGGCGGAGCGCGTAATTGCCGATGAAGGCGCGATTATTGACACGCCATTCGGCAAGAAAGCGAATCCTGCGGTGAAGATTCGCAACGATGCGGAGAAAAGAAAGCGTCAAATCGCGGTGGAGTTCGGACTTACGCCGTCGTCACAGGCGAGAGCATCGAAGGTTCCGCAACCCAAAGACCCTGATTCACAGTCGGAGAATCCGGCACTGAGGCTGTTGAAGCGTGCAAGCTCTGCTGGATAAGCCAAAGGCGAGGGGCCGTAAAGCGGCATCGGTGAAGGTCAGCCTTCATCCTGCGGAGCAGTACGTCCGCGATGTTATTGCCGGAACGGTTGTCGCCGGACGCGCGGTGCGCCTTGCGTGCGAGCGGCACTTGAAAGACTTGGATCGTGGGCACGAGCGCGGCCTATGGTTTGACCGCGAACAGGCGTCCATTGCGATTGAGTTGTTTGGATTGCTCCGTCACAGCAAGGGTGAATGGCGAGGCCAGATCGTACATCTTGAACCGTGGGAGCAATTCATCCTATGGAGCGTGTTCGGATGGATGCGCAAGAATGAGCGAGGGCAGACGATTCGTCGGTTCCGTGTCGCGTATGCGGAGGTAGCGCGCGGCAACGGCAAGACGACGCTGATGGCTGGCGTCGGAATCAAGCTGTTGAAGTTCGACAATGAGGGAGCGGCAGAGGTCTTTTGTGCCGCGACAAAGAGAGAACAGGCGTCATTCGTTCACGGCGAGGCCGTGCGAATGATAAAGGCATCGCCGGAACTGCTTCGTCTCTTCAAGATAACGAAGTCATGCGTCTATGACGAAGAGACCGGCTCAGTGTTCATGCCACTCAGCAGCGACAAAGAGGGCGAGCATGGACGCAACACGCACGGCGGCATTGTTGATGAAGTCCACGTTCATAAGGACCGCGACTGCATCGACATCATTGAAACCAGCATGGGCAAGCGGCGCCAACCGCTGCTTGTGATGATTACGACGGCGGGGAAGAGCCCGAGCGGTGTGGCATGGGACTTCCGAAAGTTCGGCATCGACATTCTTGAAGGATTGATTACAGGCCCATCGGCTGATGAGTTCTTTTGCTTCATTGCTTCACTGGATGATGAGGACGACTGGAAAGACCCGAGCGTATGGATCAAGGCGAATCCGAATCTTGGCGTATCGGTCAAGATGGAAGACCTCAGAGCGAAGTGCGACAGGGCGCAGCACACACTGAGCTATCAGAATTCGTTTAGGCAGTTGCACCTAAACCAGTGGATCGGATCATCGAAGGCCGACATTTCAATGGACGCCTGGAAGCGATGCGGCGGGAAGTTCGATATCGAGAAACTGCGAGAGCGGCCCTGCTGTGCCGGGCTGGACATGGCGGCGCAATTCGACTTGAACGCCTTTAGCCTGTGCTGGCCGGGCACGCGGGAAGACCCGCTATGGTACTACTTGTGGTGGTTTTGGGCTCCAGAGGCGCGGGAGCGCAAGCGCGAGCGGCTTGTTCGGATGACCTATGAAGGGTGGGCGAAGGCCGGATTCATCAAGATCACGGAAGGCGATGTTGCAGATTACAACGTGATTCAGGACGACATTGAGAAGATTTGTGCGGAGTTCAAGGTTCAGGAGATCGGTTTCGACCCGTACAACGCGACGAACCTGGAGCAGAACTTGACGGCGAAGGGTCACAAGATGGTCTTGCTTCGTCAGGGCTTTGGAACCTTGCACGCCCCGACGAAGATGTTTGACTCGAATATTGTGGCGGGAAAGATCAAGCACGGCGATAATCCGGTTGCGGCGTGGATGGCATCGAACGTTGTGTACCGCCGCGACACGATCAACGGGTCGATGATGCCGCACAAGGAAAAGAGCGCTGGGAAGATTGACGGGATTGCGGCGGCGATTATGGCGACGAACCGCGCGATGGTGATGCCGGAGCCGATCGACCTTGAAGGCTATGGAGTGCATTGGGTATGAGCCCGCGCGTCCTCGTAACGCTCTTGTCCTACTCGGCCGTAATCGTCGGCGTCTCGCAGGTATCGGCGTCTGCCGCATGGATTGTCGGCGGCGCGATCCCGCTGGTCGCCGTATTGATATTCAAACTGAAGGATGACCTAAGTGGACCTACTCGACAGAATATTGACGCCAAGCGCGGCGGTTAAGCGCACGATCGGGCATCCCGAATCGGCCGACACCTACAACCGCATGTTCGGCACGAGCAACAGCGCGGCCGGTATCCCCGTCGATGAATACGCGGCGCTGAATCAGTCCACGTTCTTTGCCTGCGTTTCGATCCTTGCCGAGGATACGGCGGTCCTTCCCTGGTACGTTTGGGAATGGGTTGACGAGAAGAACAAGCGAGCGGCAGAGGAACACCCGGCGTACAACCTGCTGCTTCGCCGCCCCAACGCCTACTCGACGGCGTTCACATTCGTTGAAACGATGGTCGGATACCTGAAGACCTGGCGCAACGCGTTCGCTTATATCGAGCGCAATGAGCGCGGCGATGCCATTGGGCTGCACCCGCTCTTGCCGAGCCGAGTGACCTATAAGTTCCTGACCGAAGACAGTGACGAACTGATTTACCGGGTCGATACGAACAGTGGCGGGGCCTACATCCCGGCGAGCAATATGTTCCACGTTCCGGGTCACAGCATCGACGGCGTGGGCGGAATGCGCATCGCGGAGAGCGGGGCCGATCCAATTGGCATTGCGATTGAGGCCGATCGGTACGCGGCCGAGATGTTCAAGAATGGCACGGTGATGGGCGGGTTTATCGAAGTGCCGGATGTCATTTGGAACGCACCGGAGAGGCGTAAAGACTTCCTCAAGACACTGGAGGATCGGCACGCTGGCAGCGGGAACCGCCACAGGATCGGTGCACTTCCGACCGGATCAAAGTGGCAAGGCTCTGGTGTGTCGCCGGAAAATTCGCAGATACTTGAATCCCGCGTCTATCAGAAGCGGGAAATTTGTGCGCTGAATAAGGTTCCCCCGTACCGGGTTGGCGATCTTGCGGACGCGACGTTCAGTAACGTCGAGCATCAGCAGATCGACTATCGGACGACGGCGCTTCTCCCGATCTGCAAGAAACTCGCGGCAGAGGCCAACATTAAGCTGATTCGCAAAGAGGACCAGAACAGGTACTTCACCGAATTCCTGCATGAGGCGTACCTGCAAGCCGACCAGAAGAGCCAGAATGAGGCGCTTTGGATTCAGCGGCAGGCGGGCGTCATTAACGCGAACGAGTGGCTGGGCCTGACGAATCGAAACGAAATTCCGGGCAAGGCTGGCAAGACTTACTGGATGCCGGTCAACATGCAGGACGCGGATAACCCGCAGCCGGTGAAGGATTTGAACAAGGCCGAAGAGTCTGAAGAGAAGGGCGGAGACGCGCGGCGCAACGCGACAAAGCAGGCCCTTTTCCCGCTGATCCTTGAAGCCGTTTCCAAGATGCTCCGGTTTGAGGATGCGAAGGTCCGCAAGATGCTGAAGACAAGCGGCGGCAAGTCGCGGGCCGTCAAGTGGTACGGCGAGCATCAATCGGCCGTCCGGCAGTCAATCGGGCAGATCGTAGATTCGTACTTTGCCGCGATGGCGGCATGTGATGGCCGAGAAGATGTTTCTGTCATCGAACAGGCGGCGTGCGCGGCTACGGCCAACTTCGCGGCCCAACACTGCGGCTCGATGGCTCAGTCTGACTTTGGAGAGAACCTGTACGACGAAGGCGCGGCCATGCTGTTGGCCACATCCCTTGTCGCAATAATGGATAAGGCTTTTGGGAGTAACCAATGAACGCTCACGAATTGATGAACAGTGTGAATGCGACGCCGTGGGCGATGATGCCTCAGTGCTTCCCGGCCTTCGCTGCTTCGATACGGGAAATGGTCCGCGCCGCCCCTCCCGTGGCGGTTGACGACACGGAAACGACCCACGCAGCCGCGCGCCGCATGGCCCCGGCTGTTCGCGGCAGCGTCGGCGTGATATCCGTCCGTGGCGTGATGATGGCCCGCGCTCCGTCTTGGATGGAGTCCTACGGCATCTATTCGACCGAGCGGATCGGGCAGGTGTTCAAGCAGGCGATTGCCGACGAATCAATCGGGGCCGTCGTGTTTGATATCGACTCGCCGGGCGGGTCGGTACTCGGTCTCGAAGAGCTTTCACAGACGGTCTTTGATGCCCGTGGTCCGAAGCCGATCATTGCGATTGCGAACAACATCGCGGCCAGCGCCGGATACTACCTGGCATCCAGTGCCGACAAGGTGTTTGTTACGCCGTCCGGCGAAGTCGGGTCAATCGGCACCTACATCGTCCACTACGATTGGTCGAAATACCTGGACGACGCGGGGATCAAGCCGACCTTCATCTTTGCCGGGAAGCATAAGGTTGACGGCGCGCCGGAACTGCCTTTGAGTGAAGAGGCGAAGGCCGACATGCAGGGCATCGTCGATCGGTACTACGGCAAGTTCGTGGCCGACGTGGCGCGCAACCGCAACGTCACAAAACGTGATGTCACAAGCAATTACGGACAGGGCCGCGTATTCACCAGCGAGGCGGCGATGGAGGCCGGAATGGTCGATGGTGTCGGAACTCTGGAGCAACTTGTGGCCGACATGACGCGGGCGGGCAAGGGGCGCACAAGTGGCAACTCGGCCGAGCTTTTGAAGACACTGGAAGTTGTTTGAATTTTTCTGTTGACAGGATTGGGCGACTGCGCCTATCTTCTCCCATATGGCAAGTGCCGCAGACTTCCTCCGAGCTATCTCGGAACGAATCGGCGGCGACGAGCCGACAATTTCATAGCGACTGATCGAGACGCGGGCTTACCCGACCATCGAACCAGGCGCATGAGACTCACGCACGCTCTTAGGCGGGCGCGAACTTCTCAAGGCAAAACAGGGTTTTGTTTTGCTGGGCAGTTCGCGCCCGCTTTTCTTTTTACACCAACAGCGTTTGTCGAGCTTCCCAGCGGGAGCTTAGACAAATGGTGCTTGCAAAGCAGATTCAGGAACTCCGCGAAGAGCGGGCAAAGAACGTCGCTCTGGCGCGAAAGATCATCCAAGGCGCTGAGTCAGAAAAGCGCGACATGAGCGCCGAAGAGCGGGCTAATTGGGATCGGGCCATTGCCGATTCCGAGGCGCTCAACGGCCGCATCTCATCGCTCGAAAAGCAGGACACGCTGGACCGGATGATGGATTCCCCGGTTGAGAAGCCTTCCGGTTTGCTCAACGCGGCGGGATCGGATGGGCTGGCCTCCGGCCGCGATCCGGCCAAGCCCTTCGAGTACGCCTACGACCTGCGCGGTAAGCCGGGCGCCAAGCGAAGAATCGTCGCCCCGGCCTCTGCCGCCACGAGCGTCGATTACGCGAAGGCGTTCGCCGACTACCTCGTTTCCGGCCGGACCTGGAACGGAAAGACGAGCCTCATCATGGAAGATGAGCGAGGCGTCCGTGCCGAAATGACGGCTGGTAACAACGTCACCGGCGGATACTTCATCACCCCCACGCAGATGGTCGCTGGCCTGATTCAGGCCGTCGATGACATGCTGTTCATCCGCCAGTATGCGACGGTGATTGCGGTTCCCGACGCGAAGTCGCTCGGCCAGGTGTCGCTCGATACCGACCCGGACGACGGCGAGTGGACCAGCGAAGTTGGCGACATGACCTTTGACTCTTCGCTGGCCTTCGGCAAGCGCGAGCTTTCGCCGCACCAGTTGTCGAAGGGCATCAAGATTTCCAACAAGCTGATCCGCCAGTCTGCGGTCTCAATCGAGTCGATCGTTCAGCAGCGGTTCGCCTACAAGTTTGCCCGCGTGATGGAGGCGAACTACCTGACCGGCAACGGCGCGAGCAAGCCGCTCGGCCTGTTTGTGGCCAGTGACGACGGCATCCCGACGAGCCGCGACGTTTCGACCGGCAACACTTCAAGCTCAATGACCTTCGACGGCCTGAAGAATGCCCGCTTCGCCCTGAAGCAGCAGTATCAGCAGAACGCTGTCTGGATTTTCCACCGCGACGGCGTGAGCCAGATTGCGGGCCTGAAGGATGGCGAGGGCCGCTACCTCTGGCAGCCGAGCGTCACCCAGGGAATGCCCGACACGGTTTGGGGTCGCCCGATGATCCAGTCGGAGCTTGCCCCGAACACGTTCACCAGCGGACAGTACGTCGGCCTGCTTGGCGACCTGAGCTTCTATCACATTGCCGACGGCCTCGGAATGACGATGCAGCGGCTTATCGAGCTTGAGGCCCGCAACAACAAGACTGAGTTCCATTGGCGCATGGAGTCGGACGGTATGCCGGTTCTCGGCGAGGCGTTCGTTCGCGTCAAGTTGGGTTGATGACACCGGGCCATCAAGCCCGAACGGAGATATGAAATGAACGTTGAACTGCACAATGAGTTTGAGTACCGCACGCTGATTGCGCCGGTTGCGGCCGTCACGAATGACACGGCGGCGGTTTCCGAGATCATCGACCTTGCGAACTGCATCGGCTGCGAGCTTGTGTGCGTGCTTGGCACCAACGCCGACACGGACATGACGCGCACGGTTCTTGTCGAGCATGACGACGCGGCCGGGTTCGGTACGAAGGTTGCCGTCCCCGACTCCGATCTTGTCGGTACGGAGGCCGGTGCCGCGACGAACTTCAGCCACGACAAAAAGACGTTCAAGATCGGGTATCTCGGCATGAAGCGGTACATCCGCCTCACCGTTACCCCGGCCGACAACACGGGCAACGAGTTCATCGCGGGCATCGCTGTTCTGCGAAAGCGCAAGGGTCCGCAGTCTTCGCAAGTGAACTGATGAATGACCCGGCTGGCGGCGGTTGAAACACACCGCCCCGGCCTTCTTTTGAGGTAACGAACATGGCAGCCGATGAAACATATCCGTCAGGCGTCCATCGAAGACAGGACGGCAGCCTGCGTGTCCCGAGCGGCGCAACTCTCGACATCGAATCCGGCGGCACACTCAGTTTCGCTGGTGTCAATGTGAATGCGACCGCGGCAGAGATCAACAACGTCGCCGACGTCTCGGCTCGCCTCGTGGCGGCTGGCGCGTCTCTGACGCTGACGGTTGCGGCGCACAGTGGGAAGCTTATCGCTCTCGATACGGCTGCCGGTAGCGCCATCACGCTGCCTGCGGCGACGGGTAGCGGGGCGGTGTTTGATTTCCTTGTGACGGTGAAGCCGACGAGCAACCAGCACCGGATCAGCGTGGTCGGGAATGATGCGTTCTACGGATCAGTGAACATTCTCGACGCCGACGCCGCCGCGCAGAACTCTTTTGCTGCCGGTTCGGATGCAGACCAGTTTAATTTGAACGGAACAACCACAGGTGGACAGAAGGGCGATTGGGTCCGCATGGTGGATATGGTTGCCGACGGCTGGCATGTCGTGGCGCAGTTGGTTTGTCCGAGCGGCAGCGACGATGCGACTCCGTTTGCGACCGGACAGGTTACTTAATCAGAGTGAGGTACTGGCAATGTGGATTGATCTGAAACAGACCGTGGCAAATCCCAAGTTCACCGTCCGCGCTGGCATCCGCGAGGTGCCGGACGTGGTGGGCAAGGCGATCTTCGACATGCAGAAAACGGCGAAGGCCGCTAACAAGGATTTCCTTGACTTCGTGTCGGAGGCGCAGAATCCCAAGCTCTTGCGGCGGGTTTCCAAATCCAGCGAGTGAGCGTGATGCGCAATGGGGCACCGTCTCAAGGTTGTGACCGAACCGGCGTTTGAGCCGATTACGCTTGACGAGTTCAAGCGTCACGTCGGCATCTACATCGACGATGAGAACGCGGACAACCAGCGGCGCATTCGCGCTGGCAGGCAACTGGCCGAGACGATCACCAATCGCATCCTCTGTGACTCTGTTTGGGAACTTCGCCTTGACGCCTTCCCCGAGAACAACGGCAGGATCATGGGCATCAAGTCCCCGTTGATTGCCGTCAATTCGATCAAGTACGTCGATACGTCGGGAGTTCTACAAACGCTTAGCGCGTCGGCCTACCAGGTTGACACGTTCTCTGAGCCGCCGCGCGTCGTCCCGGCCTACGGCTACCAGTGGCCCGCGACCCGCGACGAATTGAACGCCGTTCGGATTGAGTTCCAGGCCGGGTACGCAACGGCGGGAGAGATTCCTGACACGATCATTGCCCTTGTGTCGAGTGTCGCGGCAACCCTTGAGAAGTTCAGGGATTTGGTAATTACCGGAACGATCAGGACGGAGATTGACACGATTATCAATCGTCTCGGATTCCACGACACTGTTTTTGAGGCTGGCGAATGATATCCGGCGGAGAGTTTAGGCATCGAATCGACCTGCAACGCATGGTCGAGCGCAAGAACGAGCAAGGCGAGGCCGAGCTTGACGCAGTGACCTACGCCAGCAGCGTCCCTTGCCGGGTGACGCAGACGACGGGCCGCGAGTTCGTGAACGGCCAGAAGGTCTCGGCCGAGTCGTCACACATGATCGAACTGCGGTGGATGCCGAACGTGAGCCCCCGCGATCGGGTCTTGTACGACGGACGGACGCTTGAGCTTGAGAGTGTTGTATCGCAGAGCAGGCGGCGCGAGCTGGTCCTGATGGCGAAAGAGGTTGTGTGATGCAGTACGAAATCACACTGAGCGGAACGAAAGAACTTGCGCGACTTCTCTCGTCGCTTCCAAAGGCGATGGAAGATGAGATTGTCGCTGAAGCCTGCGATGCGGGAGCCGAGATTGTTCTGGCCAGCATTCAGTCGCGCGCGCCGGTTTTGACCGGCCAACTGCGGCAGAAGATGCGAATTGTCCCGGCCCGCGCTCGTTATCGCGGCCTAGTGTCGGCCCTTGTTACGGCTCCGACGCGCGCCGAATTGGGTGTTGCGAAAGACGATCCGTACTACTGGCCAGCGGCCCTTGAGTATGGGCATAGCCGAAAGCTCGCTGACGGCAGCATCAAGACGACGCGGGCCATTCCTTTCATGCGAGACGGTTTCGACGCGGTAGAGAACGAGGCGGCGGATGTCGTTCGCAAAAAGGTCGAAGAGGGAATTGATCGGGTTGCGGTAACGAGAGTATGAGAGCAAACGTAGCTGTATCCGCGATTCTTGACGCAAACGCGCTGCTTGCCGCGAAGGTGGGCAATCGGAACTACTTCGGTATTGTGCCGCAGCGGACGGTTACTCCTTACACGGCCATTCAGGTCATCAGCGACATTCCCGAACAGACATCTGAAGGGCAGTCCGGGCTTGTCAATGCCAAAGTGCAGGTCACGGCGTTTGCCAACACCGCGAAAGAGGC